ACCCACTGCTGTAACTGATCTGCCCATACTCATCCTGAGTAGCAGGAGGATTCTCGATCAACGCAACATAATTGCGATGACCAACCCTCTTACGGTTAAATCCTGTAACCTTGGGCATTACGGATACGAACTCCTGATCAGCTTCTTAACGATGTTCTCGTAGCTCTTGCCGTCATTCGTATTAACAAGGTTCTCTTGAGCCGGATCGAAGTAATAACGACCAACCTCTAAGAGGATCGCTTGCTTAAACAACCGTGGCAGGCAGTCTTCGCTAGTGACTCCACAAGTGAAGTTCACAAAGACTGTATCTCGTTCGCTTGGAGTCAGTAATGTTTCCGGCCACCCGTCGTCATCGTTGAGACAGGTGACTGCATTACGTCCAGAATCGAGTTGGTACTGGTCGGTTGCAAGTGTTTGAGTTGCACCATCATCGTCCACATAAGTAATTGAACTAATGGCGGTAGCAGACCCCATGTTCAGCAGAATGGCTTTACCGTCTTCAGGAAAACCATATTGACTCTGCTGCCACGATGCTTGAACAAGACATCTTTCAATGTCTCGCTCAAGCTGTTCCGTTGCACTCTCAATCAGCCTTGTCAGCAGATCGTCTTGGCTGCTTCCCGCGACTCTTAGATGAGCTTTTGCTTCTGCCAGTGTTACTGCCAGAAACTGAGGGCTCGTCGTTCTTTTTAGAGTCCACTGCATCCTGCACAATCTCGATTGCGTTAAAGTCTAAGAGGGTCTTGATAACACCAGGCTTTAGCGTGGAGTCATCAATCACACGACCCGCCTCAAAACCAAGACGGGTCGTTTTGAATCGATACCTATTCATTAGGTAATCGTGATCTTTGCCAAGACTTCTGGGTTGGCAACCTTGATGTCGATACGCTCGGTAGCAACAACACCGATCTGATCGTTCTCTGCGTAGAGTTCGTTCAAGGTCTTGAAGTTCAACGCACGACGATCACCGAAGTAAGCACCGAGTCGCATGTCGCCAAAGACTGCAACAAGTTCGCCAGAAGCAGGTGCTGCTGGCAAGCAACTTACTAGGTTCACAGGGTAGCCCATGAGAAGTGGTCGCTGACCACCTTCAAGATCAACAATCGTGTTCCCTCCGGCTGCGTTCAAAAGATCGCGGACCTGAGAATGGAACACGACTGGTGACATGTACCATTCATTGCTTGCACCGATAATTGGATTGCCGATGCCCGATGAACATGCAGTCAAATCAGTAAGAGCCAAGCCTGCAACCGATGCAACATTCGTATCGTCTACGCTTGCATCGCCAGCAATACCAGCAGTGTTAACACCACCAGCAACACCATTAAAGAGGTTCTTGTCTTCCTCAAGTGCAATGCCAAAAGCAATGCTTTCAACAACCACATCGAGAACGCTGAGGATACTATCTTCAGTGATCTCAGAACTCATCTTGACCAACGCGGCAAGCTTCTGGGCGGTCAACTGGACTTGCCCAAAAGTTACGTCTGATTCAGTGATCGCTGCTGCTTCTGCCGGATAGTAAATGCTGGCGTGAGCAGATACCTTTGGAACCGTCCAAGTGTCAGCAGACATGACAACACGCTGACAGGATCGACGAGCAACGCCACGATCTTCCAATAGGTTAATTAAAGCGTCAGACAAGGGGTCAGGTACAGTGTAGCCACCCTTGTTGTCAGTCCCGATGGACTGTGCAGCCATGAAGTCTTTTGCACGACGGTCGCCGCCTAGAGCAGCTAGGTACATGCCGGACACGAAAGCATCTTCTGAATTTGCAAAGTGCTTCGTCTTTTGATTCTTTACTCTTGCTGGGATCACTTCCTTGCTTTCCTCGATTGAGTCTTCGATTTGTGCAGGCTCAACTACAGAGCTTGCTTGGGGAACAGCCTTGGCTGCTTTAGCAGCATCTAGCTTGTCTTGAACTGCTTGCAGGGAATTCCTTTCCCCTTCGAGCTTGTTGAACTCAGCATCGAGTTCATTGACGAGATCGATCTGAGTTTGATCGAGTTCACTTTCTGCCGAGAGATCCGACAGTGCCTGCAACTCGTCTGCAATCGATTCGAGTCGGGCATTGATTTCCGCAATCTTTTTCATAGCTTCCCTTCTAGATTGATATCCCCGACTCCTTCGGGAATTAACGGTTAATTTTACAGCGTCAGCTTTTGAGCTTGATTCGACGCATTGCACACTTGGCTCGGAGTGCTGCATGGAACGCAGGCGAGCAGAGTGCCTTGGCCTCATACTCCTCGTCCTTAGACTTGCTCCTAGCTTTTACTTCGACGATTTCATCAATGAATCCGGCGTTGAGTGCTGTCTCAGCATCCATCCAAGTTTCAGCATCCATCAGAGCCAGCATCTCTTTTTCAGATCCGCCTGTTTTCTCGGAGTAGCTTGCTGCAATGTCTTTATCGAGCAGATCCATGACATCGGCCATTGATCGGAAGTCTTTGCAATTTCCGACCGCAGCAGTCCAGCATCTATGAACCATAAACTTGCCAGTCGAGTTCATCTTTACTTCGTCTGCTGCCACAGCAATCACAGTAGCAATCGACGCTGCCAACGCATCAATATGGACGGTCACTTTGCCATCGTGATTAACGATTGCATTGAACATGCTTAGACCATCGGTAACGCTTCCGCCTTCGCTGTTGAGGTGGATGGTTACATCTTGCCCTGCATGTTCTGCCAGCACATCGATAAAATCATCTGCTGAGATGCCATTCTCGTAATCACCGATGAACCCTCTCATCGTGATCTCTTTCTTCTCTGGATTACTCTCCAGTTTCATCGTTAGTCTCCGGTTGGGGTTCGTTGTCGTCTTCTTCCTCGATTGCTTCATCTTCAGGCTGTGTAGCCTTTGAAATGTCCATTGCAATCTGGTGAGGAAGCTTGTCTCCGTCTTCTACTGGAGCAAATCCATGTAACTCACGGATCTCATTGATGGTCAGCACGCCATGTTGCTGCATCTTCATCGTGTAATCAGCAAGTGAGTTTGGATCACCTTTAAGCAGTGGCGTTGTGTCAAACTCGACTTCTAATGGTCTGGCTGGGCTGATTAGCTTTGCCATGACCTCTTCTTCCCATTTGCACATCCAGCGTTGCAAACAGTTGTTTACATAGGCTGTGTTGCGTTCCGAGATACTTCGGTAGGTCTGTCCTGTGTTGTCACCGAGGATGGACTCAAGGCCGAATAGCAACGCAATCTCTTCACGCTGGAAGGATCTTTGCTGTAGAAACTGAGCATCTGCTGCTGATACAGGCAGTGCAGTAGCTTTCATGCCATCCCTGAGAAGACCTGCTCGACCTGTATTGCTGATGCCTTCATGCTTGGAGTTGAAGTTATCGAGAAACTCCTGAGCATCCTTAGCAGATCGGAACATGCCTGTAGGTGCTTCGAGAAGCAAACCTGGACGACCTGAGTTAGCCAGTGTGGTTGCAGCAGCCTCTTGTCCGCCTTGGGCTAACCCAAAGACATCCTTGGCAAGCTCTACAACGTGCATCCCCCATACGCCATTGAGTGACGTATTCATGATGTGCAATACATCACGATCAGGAATCTTGTAGTATTCACCTTGCCGTAGCTTCAGTGGCAACGTGTTCTGTGTCGTGCCTTCGTGGGCTGTCACCAGATGCCATTTCTCGCCATCAACGAGCATGGTCTGACAGTTCTCAGGCAGGATCGGGATAAGCTCAACAGGAGTCCCAAGGTTGTTCCTAGCAATGTATGCTCGACCATTACCACTGATCAGAGCATGAACCATCATGATTTCACGAAGTGTGAAAGCAGTCATGGCCTGATTAGGTGAGACGTTGAGCAGCCTGTAAGCAGGATTCTGGCTCTTTAGCTCACGATTGCCGTCAGCAAGTTCTTCATAGACATTGAAGGGTAGCTGACTGAGATGGCCGCTGATCTTGTTGACTGCATAGATGACAGCAGAAAGGCCGAGTGCAGTCTTTGTATTGACTTTGATTCCGGTTCTGGACTTCTCACCATTAAAGAACTCCACGAGCCAACTGGCTGGGTTCCTTTGGTTTGTAAACGCCCAGAACGATTTAGCGTTCTTCATTCTTACCTCAAGTTATAAACACATTCCCGTCTCCGCGACCGGGAGCAACCATCGCTCTTCGGTACGCCATGAGCATCGCGACAAGTGGATCAATCTTGGATGATGAGTTGGACTTATCTAACATCCATCGGTCTTGGCGGTCACGCACTGCCACAGCATTGGTCAAACACCACCTAAGCAGTGGATTGCCATCATGCGTGAACCGGCCATCTGACATAGCTTGGCGGAAGTCAGCTATTGGCTCGTTAAAGTGAGCAGTCGTCTGAGCCATCGTTGCAATGACAACTCCCTGTTGACTAACCTGCTCACCGAATTGTTGTGCTTGATAGGGATCAATCGCGCAGTCAATGCAGTAGTTATCCCAGTAATCGTTTACAAAGTCGGCTTGGAGGTCTGTGATTGGTGAATCAGTAACCTTGATCAACCCATTGGCAACCCAATCCACAAACGGCATTGCAGTAAGATCACGGCGTGTGTTCCTTGCAATGTATGAGACTGTCTTAGCCTCGTAACGGTAAATCGGCGTGTCGTCTGGGTTGTATTCACCTGTTCGGAACCTAGCTACCAATGCGTAAGCAGCCAGATCGTCACGCCCGCCAAGGTCAATTCCAGCAGCAACACAGTCAGCCTGTTTCCAATCGCTGAGTGTGCCACGGCAACCATCAAAGTCCTCAAGCGAGAAAATACGCTCTGTGGACGAAACCAAGACATTCGCGTGATACCTCTTAAACCTGTTCAACGCTGTGGTGGAGGTCTTACACGGTTTGCTTTGGGCTCGGAGAAAGTCCTTGGTGATCGACACTCCGAGATTAGGGTTCGCTTTGATCCAGTTGTCTTCGTCTAACGGATCATCGTCTTCATCTAGTTCATAGATGATCGGCAGCATTGTCTCTTCATTGACTGTTCGTTCTAAGACGTTCTTGCAAAAACCTATTTGCTCTAGCCATATATGAGACTGGTCATCGCCTGCTGTCGTTGTGGTCATGAGCAGTGGTTGAACCCTAGAACCACTACCTGTAACCATCGTGTTGAAAAACTTACGGTGAGGATTCGAGAAAGCATGTGTCTCGTCTAGGCTCACCATCTGGGGATTCAAGCCATCGTAGGGTCGGTCTGATCCTACGCACTGGATGTTTCCACCGTTATGGTTAAACGTGATAATCTTGTTAGCCACTGTCGATGATGTCTTCAGCAGCTTGCTTTGATGCCTCATTCTCAGGCACTCGGCAAAGATCACCTTTTCCGCTTGTTCTCTTTTGGTTGCTGCCAGAATGATCTGACTGCGTGACTCAGGCTCATTGCTAACAGGATTAAAGTCGATGGCCGCCATATACATCGCGATACCAGCAGCAAGCGTTGACTTCCCATTCTTCCTAGCCACGGTAAAGAAAGCTTGCCTAAACCTTCTGCCTCGGCCATCATCTCGCTGCCATCCAAACAGGGATGCAAGAAAAAACGCCTGCCAGTCTTCGACTGTAAATCTCTGTCCCGCATGTTCACCGATGGAGTGCCTTAGTGCCGCAGGGAAAAACTTGCATATACCTTCAGCTATGTTCTCATCGAAGTAGTACGGAAAATCCTCAGTGCTTTGACACGTTAGGTCACGGACATGCCTATCGACTGCAAGCTTGATGTATTTGCCTGCAATGATGTCGTGATTCTGAACACGCTGGATGTACCGCTCCCACGGGTGCATAACTAAGCCCTTTTAAGGGACTTAATCAAGCTCATCATATCTTCTTCGTCTTCTTTCTTTTCGTCTGCTACGCCTGCAACAGACAGCCTAGCTCGGGAGCTTGGTGATAACCCGAGTTCAGGTAGAAGCTTGGTGTGTTGTGTAGCAAGCTTGAAGTAAGCAGTGCTTTGAGGAGAGGTTTTACCCG